TGGGACGATGAGAGCCATTGGCTCGTTGCCCGACACACGACCGTTCTCGAAGATTTTGTCCATAGCAGTCAGGATGTTTGCCTCGGCATCAGCAGAAGCGGTGTCCCATTCTGAACCACCAGCGACGGCAACACTTTGACCTGCGCCGTTCAAGAGAGCGTCAATGATAAGGTTATCAATGACGGTTGCACGGTTGCGCACGATAGCCATTTGTTGTCGGTCAAGGTTCTCAAAGGACTCGCCTCGCAGAAGGGTGGAGTCAAGGAAAATACATCGGCCTTGACCCTTCTTCAAGTGAACCGAATAGTTTTCCGTTCCAATCTTGGTTGGGTCGGCGGTTGCGTTGTCAGCGAGAGGGTAAGAGAAAGTCCCTTCTGCACCCGAATACCAAGTGAACTCCAACCAGCCAACACTGCGCACACCGACAACCTGCGTGCCGACTGCGATAGTGGTGGACTGCAATTCGATGAAGTCGCGAAGGGTTTGCTCAAGGACGGCATCGGCCTGTCCGAATGGCCCTGCGGCGGCTTCGACGGTCAAGATTTCTTCAAGAGTTTGTTTCATATCATTTCACCTCAATTTTTGTTTTTGTCATCAAGCAATAGCCGCACCAGCAGTCATCACAGGAATAAGGTCGCCATCTGCGGTCGTCGTCGTTCCCTCGCCCACATAAAGGCCGAGTTTTTTGTTAGAACCAACAGTCTTTGAAGCCAAACCGCCTGCATCAACATAAACAGTGTCGCCCAAAGCCCATGTTAGACCCGTCTTGGAAGCGACCATAAGGACTCCGCCGAGAGGGTAAAAGGCAACCTTGCCGCCCGATACAAGGCCGCTTGCATCGCGCTCGGATTCGTCAGCAGACACACCGATACAAACCTCGGTGGCGGCGCTCAGGTCGAGCGTGTTCGTTCCGTCTTGAGCCAACAGGTAGCCAATGCCGCTAACCGTGCTTCCAGCCTTCAATGTTCCGTTTCGTGGGGTATTTAGTGCGGTCATATTTTTCACCTCAAATCAAGTTTTTCTCCTTTGCTTCTTCAAAGGAAGGGGCGCGCATATTATCCTCGGATGCGCCGAGGGTCTGATTCCAGCCCTTAGCCCATGCGTTCCAAGCCTTTGCGTAAAGCGTTTCGGGAGTCTTTAGGAGTTTGCGGTTGAGGTAGTTTGCTACAACCGCTTCTTCGGATGCTTCAACCTTTGCTGGTTCAGCGCCCATGTTGGATGCAACGGGGTTCATTTCCTTGACGGGTTCTTCCGTTGCTGGTTCTTCAACAACCATCTTAGCCTCAAAGGAGGCGATGATGGATTCGAGAGTTTCGGATGGGAGAGCGTCAATTCCTGCAATTCCCATGTCGGATGCTTTCTGCACAAGAGCAAGTCGGGCTTCTTCGGCCTTTGCTTCTTCTGCGGCTTTGATGGCGTTCAATTCTTCTTCCTTAGCGGCGAGCGAAGCCTTCAATGCTTCAATCTCGGCGGCGAAGTCCGGGGTTTCGTCAGCGACGACTTCCTCGGAGGCTTCCATGATAATTTCTTCATCGGACATGGGTGTTCTCTCCGTTGCGATATTTGGGGAAGAGTCTGTTTGTCTATTAAAGGCTTCTTCTGATTTTTGCAGATTTACCCTTTCAACACTTTCAATGGTTGCACCCGAATATGCAGGACGGTGAACAATAGCCAAGTGGTCGAAATCAAAATTGCTTTCAAACAACATAATAGTCTTACCATCGGCGGCTTCAATCATTTCATCGGGAATACCCGTTCCACCGATAGATACGCCATATCCTTGCCTTAGCCAAAGACCTGATTCAAGAGCCTCAAACAATTCGGTTCGGAAAACATCAGCCTTAAATCGGACTTCCCATGCACCGCCAGCAAGGTCATGCACGCTTGCTTCACGAACAATGCCGACGACTGCTTCATCAACGCCACCGTCCATGTTTCGTCGGAAACGACCCATTTCAGCCTTTGGGTGATTGAGCGTCAAATCGCCGCCGACCATTTGCCCAACGGCAAGGTCTGCGCCTTTTCTTGACAATTCCCATCCGTTTTTGTTCACGCCATTGTGAAAGGCCACACCGCTAATCCGCACGACTTGACGGCCTGTGCTGGCTTCAACAATAGTTTCATCCACTGAAATATCGTCAATATCAAGGGTGATTGCTACACGCATACATTCTCCGTTGCGCATAACTTCACCAACGCCGCATTCGCCGTGGTTGTCGCCCATAACTTCTTCTTCTTCATCATCGTGATAAGAAGCAGTCATTTTGTCCTCATATTCTTCATGGCTACGACAGGGCATAAAAACAGTCTTTCCATCACGGGTATGACTGTGCATACCTGTGCAACCAACCTCTCTTGCACGACTCATAGCCTCGCCGGGGTTGTCGAATACATCACGACCCATTTCATGCTCGCTTGCGTCATGGGAGTCGTTTTTGTCAAACCAGCGTTGAAATGTTTCTTCATCAGGGCCGGGGAAATACATTGTGATATTGTCTGCGGTTTGTTCTGTATGGATTGAGCCACCAAAGCCGATTTCACGGGATTTGGCTTCTGCGCCCTCGCGTGTCATAAAAATATAATCCTCCATGCCTGCTTGCAGGGTATCGTCGCAATTATTGCATCCACAACCACAATCGCTCATGCCGACTTTATTAAAGTCGTCTGTTTTATCAATTTCACTGCTGGTATAATCCGAAACAGATTTGTTCTTTTCCCACATTTTGCACGACCAATATCGGGCTTTCCACTTAGGGCCGGGACTATCGCAGTTATGTCGGCTTCGGAAGTTTTTGCGCCGTTGCGGGTCATCACGCTTAATTTCCATGTTGGGGTCGCCAAATCGCACAATGACAACAGTGCCTTTGTCATTCTTTGTATAGACGGCGAACTTTTTTGATTCTTTGGGTGTTCGGAACGGTTTGTTGAGTTTGACTTTGCGACCTTGATATTCTGCGGCGGTAAAAGGTTCTTCGTCCCAATCCTCATATCCTTCGTCGTTTTCGTCTGCCCGTGGGTGGGACTTAGGGAGAAGGTCGTTGTCCTGTTTGTAGTTTGGGTTGCTTGGTCGTCCGTTGCGTAGCAGGTAAAGGAATGCCTTAACCCGTGCAATACCCCAACCACCACGGGACATATTCGGTGCGTGGCTTCGGGAGAATGCGCCAGCGCCACGACGATAGACTGACTTTAGACGACCCATGCTTGCTTTTGAGCCTTTTCCTTTTGCGGAAACCTTTTTGTTATGCTCAGTCATCATTTTGCGCAAACGGGCTTCCGTTTCCTTGCTGATTTTGATGCTATCGTTTGGTTTCTTTGCAGAACCCGGTTTATTTTTCTTTGAGCCTTTGCGCCGTTCACTTGGCTTGGCGGGAGTTTTGCGTGGGTCGTTTTTGCCCGGTCGTCCGTATTGAAGTGCTTCGACGGGTTCTTCGTCTGCGTATTTGTTGCAGACGGCATATCGTTGTGGGACTTCAGGAAACTCCGCCATCATTTTTTCGTCGCCCATACAACGACCGATAAAATCATCACGGTTTTCACTTTTCATTCGTGTGGGCATCCTTGCTCACCCCTAATTCAGCCTGTTGCTTTTCATGTGCAAGACAATGTTCATGTTCTTGTTGCTTGAGAGCAAGGCTATGTTGGTGTTGCATTTCCATTTTCGCCATATCACGCTTATGCTCGGCTTCTGCAATCATTGTCTTTTGTTGTGCGTCAATCACGCTTGGGTGCAATTCGGTTTCAACCTGTTGCTCATGCTTCCACAATTCAAGAATGTTTTTGTATGCGTCTTTTGCTTCAACGCCAATAATCATAATCAAAGCGATAAAAGCCTCAACATTCGGGAGAACAATGTCGGGTTTAAAAATACCGTAAAAAATCACCGTTCCCGAAGCGGCAATAAACAGGTAAATAGTGGGAAGTGCGGTGCGCTTCACCATGCGGTCGTTCACTGAGTCTTTATGCGCCATATCACATCACCTGTATGCCTGTAAATGCACTAATCAAGAAAACCACAATGCCCCCAACGATTTTCTTCAATAGCGCCATGTCCTTTTCGATGTGAAATAAATGGTTGTTTTTAATGGTTGATACATCATTTTGCACTTCTGTTATTGCACCAACAACCCAATTTAACTTGCCGTCTGTATCACGGCTCAACACATCGTCAAGGTCATTCGTCATTCTGTTCGTCCTCTCTCATATTTGTTGCGCCGTCTTGACTGTTTTCTCTCGGCAATTCGCCGTTTTGCGCAGAACCTCCGCCTTTGCGCACATCGCCGTCTGTTTCTGTTGGTTCACTGATGATTTCAAGTGCTTGGTTGAGGGTGAGGATGCCTGCGTTGTAGCCAATGTTTGCCCGTTGCATTTTGTTAAGTCGTGTTTCCTCGTCAATTGGTTCAAACTCAAGAGAAGGAAGGTCGGCCATTGTGTGCGTTATGCGCAGAAGTGTCAAGTGTCGGCTAAACAAATCCATGACAGACTGCTTGAGGATGCTTTGCATACGGCGAATGGCGTTTGCCGCCCATAGGTTTGCCGTGTATGAAGCCGCAAAGGTGCTTCCCTTCTCTTGGCCTGCGGCGACCCGTGGGACTTGCAGAACGGCGGCAATATCGGCGTTAATGTTGTCAAGGAATGAGGACGAGTCAGGCAAAGCACTGCGCTGGTCTATGTGTTGGATTTTCACATATTCGGGGAAAATAGGCACTTGGTCGCCACGAAGGTTCTCCATTGTTTCAATGACTTGGTTCATAATGTGCAAAAGCCGTGTGCGTTGTTCGTCGGGATTGGTGATGTGTTCGACGGCTTTCATGTCAATGGTGATGTATTGCTTTGTCATAGCGTCCTCAAGGGCTATGCGGTTGTTAATGCTATTGTATTTTGCACGGATGGCCTGCTTAAGCGAGGTAAAGCGGGATGAACCCCAAATACCGTATGTCGTGCGAGATTCGTTGTCTGTGAACCAATGACTGCGATAATCCATGCGCACATGAAGGATTTCATCGGCGGGAAACTCTTGCTCGGTCGTTTCACCCTCTCGGAGAAAATATCGCTCGGCGGTGATAACGGGGTCATTTTCATCAGTGGTGTCGTTCTTGCCTCGGTCGTCAAGAATGGTGATTTGTGCAATTGGGAGGTTTTGAACATCGGTGATACCTTCACGGGAAGTCCCGACCAATTTATTGATGTCGTTTCCATAGATTTGCAGGTTGCGCATTATGTTAATGAGAATGTCGTCAAAGTCAATGCGCTGAATCAGGTCTTGAATGGCGTTGCGTATGCGTGCGTTGCGTGCGTTCCTATAATTGATGGTGTAGTTATTTGCCGTAAGAGCCACTGCACGGACTGCCCCGTTCAATTCGGGGTCAAGTTTAAGCATTTCATCGAAGAGGTAAAAGTCATTGTCAAAATTGGTATCGTCCCGCAGTGTGTTGGTTTCACGCACAATGTCGGACATACCAGCCATCAATTGAAAAGGCGTGCGGTGTTGCACGCTATGGCGCAAGTCCTCGCTTGTCAAGAACATGACTTCTCGTTCAGCAGGTTCGTCTTTGCGACGACCAAAAATTGAAAAACGAGCCATGAATGCTGAATACCCTTCTTTGTCTTATCAAGGTATTCCCCCGTCATATCTTTAAGACAGTGCGGCCTTTTTCATTATGACAGGGATGATATTTGAAGGCTTCTCTATTTTCTTGCTGGTGATTTTGGAATTGGGCTTCTATTTTTGCGTAGCAAGAATAATTCTTTCAAGACGAAAAAAGGAATTGAAAAATAATTAAACGGTCGCAGTGTAGCGAATCGCCATTATTCTTTTTTATGTATAAGGTGTTTTAGAAAAAGAAGAGGAATAATTTAGAATACCCTATGACATAATAAAAAATAAACCAAATCTGGTCGCAGTGTAGCGTTTTATTCTTTTTCAATTATTTTTGAGCCGTTGAAAGAATTAACAAAAAGCGACCCTTAATAAAGGAAAACGATGTATGGTATCAACATGAACCAAGACGACTACATGAATGCAGTCCGTGCGGAAATCGAACACTATGACGGCAATATGTCCTCTTTTGCCCGACACATGGCGACCATCATTGAATCAATAAGCGTTGAAGCAAATCGCTATCGCTTGCGAAGCATCGCAAATGAAAACCCCGACTTTTTTCCAACAATTGAAGTCATTGATTATGACGCACACATACCTAAAGTGTGGGATGGAGAAACCCGTGAATTAGCACGCCTTCTTAACCGCCGATTCCCTGAAATCTCAACGAATGGTTGGGAACACCGCATCCGTCGAGCGCATGAAAGAAAGGCAATCACGGAGTTTAAAAACCCCGATTTTATCGTCAATCAATTAAAGAAAGAAACGCAATCCGTCGAAGATTTGTGGGCAACCATTGAAGCCCAATCCAAAAAGGCCATTGAAGCAACAGAAGATGCACGATGGGCAACAGTCCACATTAAAAACGGTGATAGATACATCGGCATCGCCTTTCAAAGCGACCAACACATCGGCAATTCATTCTGCGACCATGAGCGTTTGCGCAAAGACACGGAGTTAATTGTGAACCATCCCGACTGCTATGTTATTCACGCTGGCGACTACATAGATAACTTCATCGTTGATAAACCACGACCAGCCATGAAAGCACGCATTCCTCCTTCTGTGCAGTGGCGACTTTGCGAACACTACATCAACATGAGCGCACCATCGCTTATGGCCGTTGTAGCAGGCAATCACGACCTTTGGACTTCGGGCATGACCGACTTTGACCCGCTTAAGAAAATGGTCGAGGAACACGGAGTTTTGTATCACCAGCACGAATTGAATCTGCGTTTGATTCACGGAAAGGTTGCATATCACCTATCTATCCGACATAAGCGCCGAGGCAATTCAAACCTTGACCCAAGCCGAGTCGTCAAGAAAATGTGGGATGACGGCGAATGTGATTTTGATGTTGGCGTTATCGGACACCACCACACGCCTTCTGTCGTGCCTTTTACCCGACATGGCGTTGAACGATGGTCTGTAAGGCCGGGTGCTTATAAAATCATTGATACCTTCGGTGAAATGTGCGGTTTTCCCCGTGAGCGACCAACCAGCCCAATGATTATTCTTGACCCTGAAACCCGTGATATTCAAGCCTTTACAGACCTTCGACATGGTTTGCGAATGTTGAACGCACTAAATGGTCGTGATGCAAATGCCTATTTGGACGAGCAGTGAAAAAGACATTCGCTTGCTTGATGCAGGCGGTGATTTTCTTTCAATGAACATTTTTGCTGGCGATAGCATTCTTTCAATTATGCTTGAGCGTGAAGAGATTGAAACAATGACACTTGCCCTTATGGAATGGTGCGGAATCCCCTTCTTTAAAAGTCAGATGGAGGAAAGTGATACCCATGCGGTTGATGACGACATTTCACCTTGAGCGTAGCAAATACGACATTCAGCACTTTTATGAATGGCTTGGCTACAAATGGGGCGACCATATCGGTGATTGGCTCAACCTTTACGGCGACCGAGGCGACCGACAGGTTCACCGTGTCTGCATTATCGCACCTCGCGACCATAGCAAGTCCACAACCCTGCGTGTAAAAATCCTTCATCAATTGCTCTTTGAAAAATGGCGCAACAAGCCGTTCACCATTTGGCTTTTTTCGGCAAACAAAGACTTGGCTATCAACCGTTTAGAGGAAATTAGGCAAGACCTTAAGAGACATCCCGAATTGTCCCGCATGATTGACACCACAAAAGGAAATCGCTTTGAATTGCGCTTGACAAACGGCGCTTGGATTAAGGCAACCTCGGTCGGTTCGGGTATTCGTGGTGAACACCCTGCCGCTATTGCTCTTGACGATGTGCTGGACGACCAAAACGATATGTCCTATGATGTTGTTCAAC